TGCTCTTTTAATCGTTTTATATAAGCATCACTAAATCCTAATCTTTTTAGTCTATGAACATTTCTTTCTTGTTCAAGTTTTTTTTGTGTTTCTTGACTTTGCGACCAAAGTTGGTCTGCTTTCGTTTCTTCTTTTTTTCTTTGAGCTCTTTCTTCTGTTCGTTTTTTTAATCTGTCTAAAGTTTCTTCTGTTTTATGAAGCATTTTTACATAGTCAGTTTCAGACTGTGTTAACTCTTCTCCTTTTTGCAATGCAAATTTCTTTAATTTTAATTCAAGCATAGCATTGCTTTGAAGAGCACCACTTAAATCTTTTAAAATCCTAAACTCTTCTGTTTGTATTAATTTGTTTTGAATTTTAAGTTGTAATGACTTTTCAATGCTTTTATTTTCTTTTTTTCTAGATTCTATATTTTCATTCATTGCAAGTGTATTAGCATTAAACTCAAAATTAACCTCGCCTATTGTATCTTGTATGTTTTTAAATTGTTCTTCAAGGTTTTCTGTTTCTTCTCCTGCTCCTAAAAAATTTCCTATAAGATGACCTAAGCCTGCTGTAAGAAGAACAAGTCCTCCACTAGCAATAATGGTATTAACCTTAATTTTTTCTAAAATTGCTGCATATCCCATAGCATAAGCAGTCAGTCCTAAGTATGCAGTTCCTACAAGTCCTAGTGCTATTGCATATCCTTGTAATCTTTTTGTATTTGCAAAGTAATTTCCTATCATTAAAAGGGTTGGCATTATGTATCTTATTAACAAATCTCCAAAATCTTTGTAAACTTTGTAAACATTTGCTTGTAAAGTTTTTGCTTGGTTAGCATATTCGGCTTGTGTTCTTATTAAATCGCCTTGTGCATCAGTAGTTCCCTGCATAATTAAGTTTACTCTGGCTTGTAGTTTAGCTGATTCTGCTAAAGCTCCTTGCCCACTATATAAACCTAAGTTATATGCTTCTTGTTTTAATGCAGCTTCATTAATTTTTATACCGTATTTAAGAACTGTTTCATGGTTTCCAACTAAAGCACTTTGAAAATCTCTTATAACATCTGCATCTGCTTTGTCATTAAAGCTAGCAACATCAAGTGCTAACTCAGTCATAGCAGTTGATAATGTAGTAGCAGACTCTCTTGTTAAACCCATAGGAACAAACGTATCTTGTAAAGTTGTAGCCATTTCAAGAAGTTTGTCTCCTGCTCTTCCTACGTTAGCACCAAGACCATCTGCCCACTGTCTTACAATTTCGCTTTGTTCTCCGAATACAACATTTGCTTTTGATGTTTGTTCTTGTGCTGCTGAAGCTACTTTAATAAACTGTCCAAAACCTGCAGATACTAATCCTGTTGCAAACGATGCTAACAATAATTTAGACCTTAATACAGAAAAAGCACCTCCGACATTCCTAGTTTGACCTTGAATGCCAAGCATTACATCCATTAACTTTTTGTTTTGTGTATTTAATTTACGGAGAGCTTTTTCATATGCCTTTGAACCTTTGGTAAGCCTTATTTGTTCAAGGAATATTTTTTGAAATATTGCTGCTAACTCTTTATCACCTTTAGCATCAAATCTTATCAGTATTCGTTCTTCTGCTGCCATTATTTACCTTTAATTTTTTGTTCTGCTCTTACTTTGTCTATTTGAGTTTGTTGTAATTTAGCAAAAGCATCTTTTAATGTAAAAAATCTGTCAACCCATATATAAGGCTGTTTACCAAAACTACCTGAATATGGGCTAACATTTAACTCCTTGCAATAAAGATATCTTTTAATATCTTTTTGTATATTAGCATCTATAAAAATATTATAGCATGCAAAGTAAGGTATTTGTAGGTGTATAGATTTAGAAACAGAAAAGTCTGTATTATTTTCTAGGTTAGCATTTGCGATTTCTTCAATAAGCAAATCTACAACATCCCAGACATCTTCCTTAGACCTAAATACCTTCTCTTTATATTTTAGAGAAGATATAGGAACTTTAGCTTTATAGGGAAATTCGTGGAAATTACAGCCTCTGCAAGTGTTCCCAAGAACATTTAGTTTTACTTGGAGGCTGTCTCTTCCCCCTTCATAATCTCTTTCTGGAAACTAATAAAAGCTTCTGTTCTATCTTCTAAAGACCACTTAATAAGCTCTTCATCAGACGTATCTCCATCTAAACATGTTCTAATCCATTTAGTAATGGTAGAGTTCATCATAGAAATACTTTTCATGCTTCCATCTTCGTTCATTTCGTATTTAATGTTATCCATTAACGAATCTCTATCATCTAAAGAGATAAGTTTTTTCATTTTTATAACACGACCAGATTTCAATTTAAATTCCATATATCCTCTTATTTATTATTATGAAGTAATGTCAACAGATATTAAAGCATCTGTGCCATCATCAACAGCTTTTATAGAGCAATCTAACATCATAATATCTCCTTCAGAGTATGCAACATTAGTAAAAACTCCATTCTGAACATCTATTCCAAATGCATTATTATTAACCATAACAAACATATTGCCACTTTGTGCTGCTGTTTGAGTATCAAAGCTGTTAACAAAAGTTTTTGTTTCTCCATCATACTTTACTTGAGTATCAACAGTTACTGAGCATTCAGCTCCCCTGCTAACCACTTCATAACCTGTAGAGGTTATTCCTGTAAATACTGCAGGGTGGTCTATTGTAGCAGTAAAGCTATTTAAAATAACATCAGTATCAAATACTTTAATTCCACTAGCATTAGAAAGTAATGAATGTGTTGTATTTGCATATACATTGCTTCCTGCTGTTGGCTCTCCACTATCCTCTGCAGACTCATTTAAATCAGGTTTTTTTCCTGATTGTAAAGTAGCTGTAAATTTATATCTTCCCCCTTCAGTTCCTGCATCTGCAGATATTGCAAAATTAGTAACAACCATTCCTGCAAATTCTAAGCTTCTTTGATTTGTGTGGTCTGACGGTCTAATTATAACCGTCAATGAAGAAGCTGCATTTGTTACTGCTGCTCCATATTTTTGAGATGTTCCTGTATGTCCTGAAGCTATTGCTGCATCTCCTGATACGTCATTAGTTATATTTTGCAATAACAATTTATGACCTGCATCATTATGCAATGTTCCTGACAATGATAATTCTACAACTCTCATTGTGTTATCTTGAAAAAAATCTTCATCCTTAAGAGTTCTGCCTATTCCACTTCTAACATCAAGTGCTTGACTTACATTTAAGCTAGGATAACTAACAGAATCAACATCTAATTGATACATATTACTAGCATGTATTCCTGAAGTTCCTGCATTTGTTGCATCAGATATAATCCAACAAGTAAACTCTTTAGGAGAAAATGCATGTGCGACTGTTGCCATTATTTATCCCCCTGTGTTTTTATTTTTGTTTTTGTTGTTTCCTCAACAACATCTACCTCATTTTTAATAATCTCTGGAACAGAATCAATGTTAATAACCTTTCCATCTTTTAGCATTTTCCAGTCATCTTCTGAACAACCACATTGCTTCCAGTTATTTCCTAAACCTGCTCCATTTTTAAGTTTTATTTTCATAAGTTCTCCTTAACCTACATTTCCTAAGTGTTGACATTTATAAACCCAAGAAACAACATAAATTCCTGATTCTTCATCTGTATCAAATTCAGAAGAATCAAATCTACAATTAAATGCTTGAGTGTTATCAGACAAAGTCATCGCTGTATTGTTGTGTATTAAAGCCTGTATTCTTTCAGTTTGACGGAATATATGGTCTAAAGCAGTTTCATTAATGTTCGCTTCGCTAAAAACATACCTAACATCAATAGTATATTCCCTTAATTCTGAAGTCGTATTATACTCTGATAAAGTTGTTCCAGAAGGAACAATCTGTATAGCTTGTGTTGCTCCTCTAGGAATACTATATCCCTTATAAACAGGCAAAGTTCTTCCATACTCAGCTTCAAGTATCGACTCTAACTTGTCTAAAATATTCTTAAAATTGTTTGTAAAAGTTACTGCCATTTTTTAAATTTTCCAAATTTGGTTAATTAATATCGTCTAGTCATTTTTACGGTATTTAAAGCAGAATTATCTACTTCATTCTGCCAACCCTGAACTTCAATTTCCCATACATCGTTTTCAGCAGCAACAGAATCATGAGCTGCTCCTGCAAATCTAATTTGTAATCCACCTGCAAGTAATTGATAATCTCCAGTAATTTTTTCTGAATTGATGCTAATATTACCTTCGTTAGCACCAAGCTTATCATTTCCTTTAGTCCAAACTGAATAAGTAGCTGTTCCAATCTGACCACCAGTAGTTATTTTTACTTTAAGAACATCGTATGTTCCTGACCAATGACCTCTTGTATCGACAGGTCTAATAGCTCCTGTATAGGTTACATCTCTAATAATTCCTTTAGAAGAGTCTCCAGATGTTTGCCAAGATAATGCTGCTGCACCTTTATTCAATGCATCTATATTTCCTTGAGCATCTTCCATTAATGATGAAGCAACTTCAGAGGTAGGGTCATGACTTCTTACTAAAAATGTAGCTGCTATTAAAGCAGTTGTTCTAATTATAATATAATCATAATTACCTTCTTTGTCTTTTAATTGCTCTCTAGGTAAATTTGGGTCTAGTTTAGCATCTAAAAACCTACTAGCATTAGTTAGAATTCTTGTAATTAATGTAGAAAATTCTTCTCCTGACTCCATTAGTTTATTGTTTGGGTCATTTGCTGAGTAATAATAGGTTATATCTTCTGCACTATTATAAAACCACTCTCCTTCAACATTTAAATCTGTATGAGCAGATTGGGCTGCTCCCAAATCTTCTCCGTCAGCAAATAATTGAGTTGTTAAACCACTATTATGTGCAGCATATTTATTTGTTGTTACTTCTGTCCATCCATACAAAGCTCTTTTATTGTCAAATGAATCTACTTGTGGAAAAACGTCTTTTAATTGCCTGTGTGTACAATATGTTGGGGATGTTGCCATTATTTACCTCTCATTTTTTTTCTAACTGATTTTGAATAACTTGCTCTTTGTTTTCCTGCTTTTGTAGCCTTTCTTTTCTTTCTGTTTTCATAGGCTTTTTGAGATGAAGTTAAAGATGCTCTTACAGATTTAGGTAAATATCTTCCTCTTTTTCTTTTTGGTTTTTTCTTATCTTTTGGATTTATATAATCCCACTTTTGCGAAGTCCATTTTTTTAAAGATTTTTGTGATTTTTTTAAAGCCATTATCTATAACCTCCACCTGCTTTTTTGTAAGCACGAGCTAGCATCTGTGCTTTTCTTGCACTCCACTGACCTGCTCTTCCACCTTTACTGCCTCTTTTAATTCTATAAAAAATTCTCTTTCTTAAAGCAGGTTTTGTGTAATTACCTGCTTCATTAACTCTACTCTTTTTTCTTTTAGTCTTTTTTCTTGCCATAATATTACCATTTTTTGCAAGACCAATATCTTGCTGTTGTTCTATCTTTAGCTGTTGCACATTTGTGCCTAGCTCTAAATGATTTTCTTCTAGCAGGATTGGATTTTTTAATAGTCATGTTAGGGTCGCCAAACATTACTTTTTTTGTTTTGCTTCCACTTTTAACAAACACTTTAAATTTTTTTCTACCGTAGCCTGCTTCTCCACGAGTAATTCTTGATGGCTTATTTAATCTAACTGATTTTCCTTTATATTTAGCCATTTCATTTTCTCCTGCCCTTCATTAGCATTTTTTTAGTTTTCTTTTTCATGCTAACCTTTTTCTTTCCTTTTTTCTTTTTCATTTTTTTACCGTAATGTGTAGGCATAATATTCCCCCTTAGTTGTATGCTAATATTTTAATAGTTGTATTTAGTTTTGGATTTATACTTCTAGCTCCAATAGTCTGAATAGTATTCTTTCCTGATGTAGTATCTGCATCAACACCTCCTGCATGAGCAGATTTATGAACAAAGCTTAATACAAACTCTGCATTTTCTAAAGATGTAAAATCTATTTCTCCAGTTTCGTAGTTTATTCTACCTGTTCCTGCTCCAATAAGATTTCCTTGACCATCATCATACATAAAAGCACCTTTATTTGGGTGCGATTGATATGTATTTCTATCGTAAATAACATCATCTGCAAGTCTTGCTGCTACAGCAGCTTCTACGTTAGCAACTGCAGGTATTCTTCCTACTCCCCAAATATCAGTATCTCCACCACTAGAATCGCTTAAAGCTATTGAAGAGCCTGATAAATGTTGCCCTGAAGTAAATCTTACATCTCCATTTACGATGCTAACCGAAACTCTTTTTCCAAATAAGTTAGAACCTGCTGTATAGAACTGTGTATTAAAAACATCTTGTATTTTACTTAATAGTCCGTTTTTTCCTCCAAAGTTTGTATTACTAGAATCTGTAGTAACATCTAAATCATAAGCACTTCCACCATCTACAGAAATTTGGAATTGATAAGTAGTTGAAGCTGCTAACCCTGTATTTGTATTTGCTGTTATGCCAGATAATCCTAACTCTTGATAGCCTGCATTGTAAAATTTAATAGCGACAGAACCTGCTTGTATTCCATCAGATATTGCATCTCCTGTTCTTCCATATCCAAAAAAGTTTTTTGCTCTAAATTTACCGTTTTTGTTTGTTTGAGATACAGAATATTTATCAAAGTCATTATACATATTAAAGAATGGCAGTTCAACAGCTACTCCATCTGCCTGAGTTGCAGCAGTAGAACCAAACAAACCTCTTTTAACTGTAAGTGTGCTATTGGCTAAGTCTGCACCTGTTCCAACAGCAGTAACTTCCATTATTTCATTTCCACACCTAATTAAATCTCCTACCTTAAAATATTTTGAATGACCATTTTCTAAATTTACTGTAGTGTGTTCATCATCAGAACCCATAGTAGCAGATGTGGCATGGTCTATATTTGCACCTGTATCTGCTTTCATAGAGGCTGCAGGTGCTGTATTATCTACAGTAGTAGCATTTGCTGCTGAAGCATCTGCATTATATCCAATTAATCTACCATGAGGAAGATAAAAGAAATCTCCTGCAGGTAATATCATAGTAGCATACCTTAAATTGGTAGAGCCACCCCCTGTATCAACTGCATTAGCATCATCTACATTTGAATTATTTTTCCATTCTTGATATACAAATTGTACTTCTGCAGCTACATCTCCTGTATTATATATACAAAAAGCTTTTATAGATTCAACGGTAGCAGGTGCTTTTGTTCCACTTACTGATAATAGATTGATAAATCCATCAGTATTATCTACCTCTTGAGTATTTTCAAAAACCTGATTGTATGATTTGCTTTTTGAAAAGGTATTGTTCCCTAAACTTAAATTTACATTTACATTTGCCATTCTAACTCCTTTATCTTAAATGATATTTTATATTTACTTGCAGAGTCATATCATCTGTATCTGAGGCTTCAGCAAATAAAACTATAGCCTTTCCACTCCCTATGTCTGCTGTATTAATTGTTAAAGTTCCACTTGAAATTCTATCTGCTCCTGAAGTAACTGCACTTAAACTTCCTGCACTTGAGCCTGTTTGTCCTATAACTGCTCCGTTTGTTAAATCTCCTGCTGTTGACCCTGCTCCTGCAACAATATCATAAGACATTATATGAATATTAACAGTTGAAGCAGCATCAGAAGCTATTATATATTGGACTGAATCTAATGTTATATTTTGCTGTAAAATCCATAATGACGGAACAAGTTCCTTAGCATCACTTGATATTGTTAAAGATGTAGCAGGATTTGTTCCAGTTCCTCCCCATGCAGAGTTATTTACTTCTCCATCAAAATCTGCATCTGAAGCACTTGTAATCATTGGTGCTGTAGTTAAATTATGATGCTCACCTGCAGTTGGACTAAAATCCCAAAGACCAAACGATTTAAATTGTGTATTTAAAGTATGTTGTCCTATTCCTGCTTTTACTAAATCATTAGTAGAATCAACAGTAACTAAAGCATTTCCATCTTTGTCGTATATAACAGTATTTGTTGTTGAGTCAGTATCAGGCTGAACTTTTAAGTTTTGAGTAGATAAATATAACGATGTTTTATCTCCATCTCCACAAGTAATCTGTTTTATACCAGTAGAAATTCCAGAGTTGTTATTTTCTGTATGAAGAATATCTTTATAAACCTCTTTTAATGATTTGCCTGTAAAACTCATTATTTACCTTCCTTTTTATCCTCTTTTTTTTCTTCAGAATCTTTTATAAGTTCTTGAATTTGTTTTATTTTTCCAACCTGCATTACATACTCTTGCTCTAGCATTTTTAATCTTTCCATAGCTTCTTTTAACTTTTCATTTAACTTCATTAAGATTCCTTTATTTTTTGTTATAATATAACACAATTAAATTTTTACCACAAATTCGCTTAACTTGTTGTATCCCATTTAAAAACTAAGGTTATGTTGGTATCGTTTGACACTGCAGCAAACGATACATAAATCATATATAATTTTCCTTTAGTAAGCACTATAGGGTCTGTGCCTACACTCGGAGAAGAAAAATCCCATTCGATTACAGTGTCATCAGCAAAACCAGCACCATCGCTTGGGTCGTAATCTTTTCTATATATCAATGTTCCGGGAATTTCTGTTCCGTCAGATGCTTCGTTAATTCTTAAACTATGATTTGAGCCACCTTGAGCTATTTCACTTCTTGCTAAATATCTAACTATTGTTCCATTGTATGGTGCTATAAATGCTTGAAACTCATTTCTACCAGTAGTCGTTGTTCCTTCAAATACATATCCAGCAAATGGTAACCAAGCAAAAGCTGTCGCAGCATAAAAGCCAAACATCTTTGTTTCAAAGTGATATTTACCTATACCAATAATATCTTTACCTGCATCATCCGTAAATGCGAGTTCATTAGGAGTTGCAGTATCTACCCATAATTGACCATATCCTGCTGTATCTGCACTTGCATCAGCTTGTTCTGCTATTTTTAAAGTTCCTACTAAACTTGTAACTCCTGAATCTACACTTTCATCAAGAGAAAGCATTTTATCTCCACCAACATATATGTCTAATACGTCATTAGAAGATTCAGTTATATAGGTACTAAGAGTTGTGTCCATATCAAACACAATTTTATTACCTGTATTTACCCCTGCATAAGCAGCACTTGAAAATTCTCTCATTTCAAATAAATGTATATTACCTACAGTAAAAGTTAATACATCATCAGCACTTTCTCTTATGTGTGTATGCCCACCACTTCCGTCAAATGTTAAGTATTTTGCTGCAGGCAAATCTATTCCATTTGTATCTATTCTAAACATTTCAGAGTCTGCTTGTGTAGAAAATATTAATGCACCATCTGTACCATTGCTTATATATTCTCCATTTTCAAGAATTAACTTTCCTGCCTCTACTACAACATTTCCATCATCTTTTATTGAAAGTAGCTTTACATTATCTCCGTAAAACTCAAATACATCATCTGTTGTTCTTGTCAAATAACTATCACTATCCATTCCTTCAAAATACAATTTAAACCCTTCATCTATAGATAAATGAGAACCAAATGTAGTGATTTTATCATCATCTTGAATTCCTAACCCTACTCTTTCTTTTAATTTTAAAAGGGTTACACCTCCTACAGTAAAGTGCATTTCATCATCCTCAACGTGAATAGATGAGTTTCCTGATTGAAATCCTGCTACTTCACTCTCAGAGTCAAACCTCAATTTAAATCCTTCATCAATATTAAGATTTCCATTATTTATATTAACATCTCCTTTAATTCTGTCTGCTAATAAATTACCTGAAATCCTTAAAGAATCACTTGAAAGCTCTAATGCTGTATTTTTACCACCTATTTGAAGTGGCTTAAAAGAATCTTCTAAATTTTCATCTTCTCTTAAAGTAATTGCATTTTTTCTTTTTGGCTCAAACGAACCATCTGCAATAGAATGTAATTGTGGAAGACGAGCTCTTGGCATTACTTGCCTTTTATTTTATCAAATATAGGTTTTATAATCATGTCAAAAATCATATCATCATACTTAGTTGGGCTTAATTTAATAGCTTTTTCAATCACATAAAAAATTAACAATGCCCATTCCCAGTTTGCTGTTATCCATTCCATCATGTTATTTCTCCTTTTTTTCTAATTTTTTTAATCTACGTTCTAAATTTTTAATAGGAGGATGAGAATCTTTTCTTAATTTCTCTACCTCTACTTTCAATATAGCATTATCTTTTTCAAGCTCTTCTATGTACTTACCATATTTATTAAGATTTTTTTTAACTTGTTTCATTTGAATGTCAAGTTCATTATCCTGCTCAACATATTTTTGCAATTTATTTAATTTATGCTTAGTTGTTATTTTTTTAATTACAACTTCAATAACTTTTTTTGCAATCATTGCTTGTATCATGCTAATACTCCTACTAGGCTAACTGCTATGGTTAGCACCGTTGCTATTGTAATTCCTACTGCTTTGTGAGCAGATAAACTATTTTCTGCAGTTCTTAACCTTCCATTTAATTTTTCTAAATGAACTACTGCCAAATCAACTCTTTCTTTAATATGTTCTATGTCTCCAGACATTCTGGTTAAATGCACAGTAATATCTGTTTCAAAATTTTTAGTATTTTTTGTTTTCATTACGTTCCTGCATTCTCATAAATTTATCCTTTAAACCATTTCCACTTAATTCAGCTATTATAGTAACGAGTGTTTTAAAGCTGTTTTCTATGCCTTTTTGCTCTAATTGTTGTTTTTTAGAGTTGTCTATCAATTTGATAATAATTCCTTCAACACGAGTAAAAGACTCTCTAAGTTCTTTTTGCAACTCATCTTGTATAAATTTGTTTTGTTTTTGTATAAATAGCCAAAATGCTACAGCTACAACAAGAGGAACACCATATCTTTCCAGAAGTGTCATTAAATCCATTTTAATTCCCCATTAAAAGATTATAAATAAATACAACAATAAAAACACACAAACTTAATAAACCACCCCATATAACCATCATAATCCAAATTAAAACTATTTGGTCGAATGTACTTAACCTTTTATTACTTCTCCCCATAAACATGTTTTTCCATTTATGATTTGTATTATATGAACTGTAAATAAACCTCTTTCAAAAAAATCTACTATAGCAAAAGCATGTGCCCAGTTTACATCTCTGTATTGAAGCCAGTCATTTGCTTTAGGACTCATATCTTTTAAACATCCTATACTCCAAGCAGACTTTGCTCCATCATGATGAGTAACTGAATGTTGTTGTAAATCATGCCAATGACCATACATAACATTGCAACCTTTTTTTCTTAAATGGTTAGCAGCATGATACTGTCCACCAAATTGATGTCCATGATAAAAAAATAATTTACCTAACTTTAAAAACTTACCCATAGGATAATAAGTATATCCTCTATCAGCAAGATTAACTGCATTTTTAAATTTATATTGAGGGATGTAAGGATACTTCTCAACTGCCATATTAAGCCAATTATCATGATTTCCCTCTGTTATATATTTTTCCTTACAATTTGCTTTATCTAAAGATTCATCAACCATGTCCATTCCACAGTTAACATCTTTTACGTCTTGTTCAAAATCTTCTATTAAATATTCTAAAGGTGGAGCTTTTCTTCTTTTAAATTTCCAAGCTGAAAAAGCATTCCACTCTCCAACATCTCCTAAATCTACATAAGCATCAGGCTTGACTATTTCTATAGTCTTTTTTAAAACATTAATTGCTTTTTGGTCATGTAGAGGAAAATGTTTATCAGGTGTAACGACAACTCTTTTAATAACTCCAAAGTCGTTATTTGCCATATATTACCTCTATATTATTTGTGATAAGTTAACTAATTTTTACGAAAAATAAAAATCAGCTAATTGAACGTATTATGTCGCTAAGTTGGTTAGCACGATTAGGAGTTTGTTTTGCCCATAATGAATCAAGCATTTCATCTGCAGCCTCTTCGTACTGTTGTGTTTCTAGATAATAAATAGTTTTTTTAAATTTTGAAAAACCTCTTAATCCTATTTGATAACACATGTTAACAACAACACCTTTTGCTTTGTCATCTATTTCTTTAAACCATGCAAAAGCAATGTGTATTCTTTCTAGTAAAATAAAAAGTTTTTTCATTAATATTAAATCAGCAACATCTTCGTCTATAATTAAATCTTTTATCGCAAATCCATATCCTATAGTATCATATCCTTCTGTGCATTTATATACTTTAGGTTTAAATCCTTCATGGATTTTTATATCTTTCATTATTTCTTTTAATTCTTGGTTCATTACTTTTTATTTTTTTTAGATTTCTTTTTAGTTGGCTTTAACTCTTTCCAGCCAATTTCTTTTAATCTTTTAATGTAATCTTTATCGTTAGCATCAACTTCTTTGGTTAGCACTGTTCCATTAGCTTTTGTAATTTCAAATTTCATATTTTCTCCATAATTAAAAAGGGAGCAGTTGCCCACTCCCTTTTATTTTATTTATTGTTTACTTATTAAGCATCACAAAGTGCAAAAACTGTTTTGTTTGTAGAGTTGTCTCCAACTATTGAACAACCATAAACAGAATCAGCAACAAATTGTGTTGATAATGTAGTTAAACTATAATCGCTTTGTACTCTTGCTTTCATACCTTTTGCATAAGCAATTTTAATAGCATCTTTTCTAATTAAGAAACCTGCTAATTGGTCTGATTCATCAGTAGTACCGTCTGCTTTATTGAAAACAGGAGCTGTTAAGTAAGCACTATTATCTTTATTTCTAAAGTTATTAGATACTACAACATCTACACCACCTAATTTTCCAACATAACCACTTACTCTTGGCAACTCTGCACCTAATGAATTTCCAATAACATCATATCTTGCAAAGTCATCAAGTTTAAATAAGCTAGCATAAGTAGCAGGACATAATACAGCAACGAAGTCTTCTAAGTCAGCATCAGATTCATATACAGCTTGTATCATTGCAGCAACACCATCTTTAGTAATAGTATATGCTCCACCTGTTGTAAATGAAATATTATTTCCTGAACCTGCTCCATCATCAGTTCCGTCTGTATAATTAAATCCAACGTGATTTAATAGTTTATACATAATATAAGCTTCAATATGTTTACCCAAAGCATATCCTAATTTTTGAGTGTACATATTCATAAAGTCATATTCACTTGCTCCTTGAGCCATAACCAAGTCTGCTATTGCAACTGCTGCATAAGCTGATTGATTAACGATTAATTGATACTCGCCACCTGCTGTAGTTGTATCATCAAATGAAATTGCAGTTGCTTGCAATGCTTCTACATTACCACCGTAAAGGTCTGCTGCTGCTATTTCATCATGTTTTGGTAAGTGAATTAAATCCCCACCATTTGCTACCATTGAAGATAAATCTTGTGCTAAACTTCCAACAACAAGTTTTTTCTCCATGTAGTCCATTATCGCTTCTCCCCATATTTCAGGTACAAATTTTTGCAATCCTGCATCAACAGCAGAATCTTGCAAACCACCTGTTAAATACGGTTTAGTGTTTGGTGCTAAAGCCATTTTTTCTCCTTTATACCTCTATCTTTTTGCAACAGAGCTTTCATAATGAGCCCTTCTTTCATCTTCAGTCATATCTTTCCACTTTTTATTCATAGATGGATTTTTACTCCTGCCGATAACCTCTGGTGCATTTGTTTTGGTATTATTAATTTTATTAGTTACATAGGTTAAAGTATCTAAGTCTAAGGTAGATAGATACTCCCTTTCATCTTCAGGATGCTGCTCAATCAAACTAGCTCTAGTAGCTTCTTCATATTTATTCCATTTGTCAGCAGTTTCAGTAAGTGAATCGATTTTAGAAGATGCCTGTTCATATAAGGTTTTAAAATCTTCTTTTTCTTTTAACTTAGCTTCTTCTTGCTTGGCAAATTTCTTTTTTAAAGATTCTACTTCAGCCTCAGCAGCCTGAGCTCTTTCTCTATACTTTTTGCTTTCTGCAATATACTGCCCAACCGAGCTATCTTGAGCATTTTCTTTAGCAGGACTTTCACTAACTGTTTCTGTCGTTGCTTGTGTGTTCTCTTCGGACATACTGTCCTCCATAATTTGTGAATGTGTTTTAAATATGCACTTTTTTGCATATTTTAAGTATATAACTTAAATTAAGTTTAGAAATAAAGCAAATTTTTGGCAGATACACAAAGCATATATAAAGAAAAGTGGTTTGAGTTTATGAACTACAAGCCACACAATGGTCAGAAAAAGCTTCATTACCCAACCAAAAAAAGTGCAAGATTTTTTGTAATGGTTTGTGGCAGAAGGTTTGGAAAGACTACAGCTTCTGCTATGGAAGCAACTTATTATGCATCACAGCCTAATAAAAGAATTTGGCTAGTTGGTTTATCATACGATAAAGCAGATTTGATGTTTAGGGAAATATGGCAACTTATGGTTGTTGGCAGAGCAAATGACATAGTAAGAGCATCAGAAAAAGAAAGATATATAAAATTTAAATGGGGAACTGTAGTTGAAGCTAAATCTGCAGACAACCCTGACTCTTTAGTTGGAGAAGGTTTAGACCTTCTTATAATTGATGAAGCAGCTAAAGTTAAAAGAAGAATTTGGGATATGTATTTATCTCCAACATTATCAGACCGAAAAGGAAAAGCTATATTCATTACAACTCCTGAAGGTTTTAATTGGATATACGATTTATTTCTTTTAGGTAAAGAAGATGAGCTATGGGAGTCTCATCAAGCACCATCTTGGGATAATCATTTTGCTTTTCCAGATGCTAAAAAAGACCCATTTATAGTTGAAAGAAAAAGAAATATGTCAAAAGAGGTTTTTGACCAAGAGTATGGTGCTAAGTTTACATCTTTTGCAGGTAGAGTATATCCTTTTGAAAGGGAGTTAGATGTAGGTAATTATTCTTACAATCCTAACTTTCCAACATATTGCAGTATTGACTTTGGATATAGAATGCCTGCTGTAGGATGGTTTCAAATATATAGAGTAGGTGGATTATGGCATATAAATATGATAGATGAAATAATACATAAAACTAATATTAAAACAGACGAGCTTGCTTTAAAAATTAAAGCAAAACCATATAATGTCCTTAAATATTACGGAGACCCTGCAGGTATGCAAGCTCAAGGTCAATCTGGTTTAGGCGACATAGAAATATTTAAAAGAAAAGGTATTTACATTCATACTAAAAGAGATAAAACATCAAGGAGTATTGCTTCAGGCATATCTCATGTAAGAGGTTTTATTGAAAATGCCGAAAGTCAAAGATTTTTTCATGTAGATAAAAAATGCATAGGTATTATGGAAGATTTAGAAAATTACAGATACCCTGAAGCAAAAGAAGGTCAACATTTAAAACAAGAGCCATTAAAAGATGGCTATTCAGACCATGGATGTGATATGATAAGATATTTTTTTATAAACCAGTTTCCAATTAAACAAAGAGAATTTAAAGTGAGGACAAGATGACAAACATTACAGTCGAAGAAATTATAAAGCAGTCAGTAGCCGATGCTAAGGAATTAAATCAAAAACAAAGAAGAGAATGGGTTAGGAGAATGCTTGACTACTATGGTGGCAATGGAACTAACCAGTATATTGAAGATTATTTTTCAGCAGATGCCTTTAGAGAGATACCTTCATACAATGCTAACTTTACAAGAAGATTTATAAACAAAATGAGCAGAATATATACAGTTGGTGCTAACCGAAATGTTAGCAAGCAGTATGATTCGCTAACAATAAAGAAAAATGCAAGAATGAAGCACGTTGAACGTATGACTCGTTTAATGGGCACAGTTGCTACACAGGTTATATATAAAGAAGTAAATGGAATGCCTTATTTTGATTATAGACCTGTATATTATTTTGATGTACACTTAAAAGATGCTTACACACCTGCAGCTATTATGTACCCACTGCTAATGCAACCAGAAGATGTTAGCTATACTAATAAATTAGAGTATGCTTATTGGGATGAATCAATTTATGCTCAATATGACTCAGATGGAAACATAATTGATGAGTATGAGCATGGTTATGGAGTGCTTCCATTTGTATTTACACACCGAGAAGAACAAATAGACGAATTCTTTGTAGATGGTGCAAACGATATAGTAGATTGTAATGAACAAGTCAATATTGCTATGACTGAGATGCAATTAGGTCTTAGATTCCAAATGTTTGGGCAACCATTTATGACAGGGGTTGATAGTGATAAAAGAATTGAAAGAGCAGGGTCAGACCAGATTATAGACCTCCCCGAAGGGGCGACTTTTGGCATAGTTTCGCCTGCAGGCAATATTGAGGCTGTTATTGAGAATATTAAGTTCCAAGTTGACTTAGTAGCACAAAATAACCACTTATATGTTCAATTTGCACAAGATGGTGGCGAAACACCTAGTGGTATTGCTCTAAAAATCAAAGATTTAGAAAGATTTGAAGATTATCAAGACGATATTGAGCTTTGGAGAATGTATGAGCATGAATTATACCATGTTGAACGTGAAATTGCTGCTTATAATAGCATAGACTTGCCTGAAACATTAAAATTAGACTTTAATGAGCCTGAATATCCAAAAACAATACAAGACCAGATAGCTTTTGACGAACATCGCTTAAAACA